AAACAGTTTGTGAAGCAACCCAAAGCGATTGCAAAGAAAACATCAAAGTTTAGATGAGGTAAAAGATGAAAACACCCACTTGGCAAACAAAAGCTGGTCAAAATCCAAAAGGCGGCTTGAATGCCAAGGGTAGATCGTCTTATAATGCGGAAACTGGTGGCAATCTGAAACCTCCAGTAAAGTCGGGGGATAACCCTCGCAGAGCAAGTTTCTTGGCTCGCATGGGCAACAATGCTGGTGCAGAGTACAAGGATGGTGAACCAACAAGACTGCTTCTTTCGCTGAAGGCTTGGGGTGCAAACTCCAAGGAAGACGCAAAGGCAAAAGCTAAAGCTATATCCGCAAGGAACAAAGCAAAGGCTGGAAGCAGATGACTTATCTAGAATTAGTTAACGATGTATTGGTAAGGTTGCGTGAGACAACAGTTTCAACTGTTTCCGAAACAACTTATTCATCCCTGATCGGCAAGTTTGTCAATGATGCAAAGCGTCAGATTGAAGATGCCTTTTCGTGGAATGTATTAGGTCAAACCATTACAGTCACTACTGCATCATCTACAGCATCGTATTCCTTAACAGGTGCTGGTCAGAAGTTTCAAGTCATGGATGTAATCAATACAACAAGTAATGTTGGGCTTACAAACATCAGCTTTGTGGACATGAACCGCAAGCTAAACTTTACTCCACTTGTCAACTCAATACCTACAGAATTTGCTTTTGATGGGGTTGATGGAAGTTACAATACTAAAGTAAATCTATATCCAATACCTGATGGTGTTTACACAATCAAATTTGCCTTGACAGTGCCACAGGCTACCTTGACATCAGATGCAACTGTTGTGTCTGTTGCTGATACTTTGGTGGCTCAGAATGCCTATGCTCGTGCCTTAGTAGAGCGTGGTGAAGATGGTGGTTTGACTTCATCTGAGGCATACCTGTTATATAAAGCTATGTTGTCTGACAGTATTGCTTTGGAAGGCACTCGCTATCCTGAGAATCAGGAATTTGTGGCAACATGAGCCAAGCACTCCAGACTTATTCTTTAACAGCCCCTGGCTTTCAAGGGTTGAATACCCAAGAATCGCCTCTTGATTTGTCTCTTGGATTTGCTTTAGTTGCTCAGAATGCAATCATTGACCAGTATGGACGGATCGGCTCTCGCAAAGGATACTCTAAGGTAAATTCTTCTAGTGGTGCTTTAGGTGCAAATGATGTAACTGTCATCCATGAATTAGTGCAAGCAGATGGAACTTTGACTGTTTTATTTGCTGGAAATTTAAAGTTATTCAAACTTGATAGCTCTAATGCTGTGGTTGAATTGACCTATGGGGGTGGTGGTACAACACCAACCATTACTGCTAACAATTGGCAATGTGCTTCACTTAATAGCATCACATACTTCTTTCAATCAGGTCATGACCCACTGATATTTGATCCTACTGTCTCAACTACAACATATCGCAGGGTATCTGAAAAGACAGGTTACGTAGCTACAGTCCCATCAGCAAATATTGTTATATCTGCTTTTGGTAGATTGTGGGCGGCAAACACAACAGCTAACAATGCAACAGTCTTTTTCTCTGATTTGATTGCTGGTCATGTCTGGTCAACAGGTACATCAGGTTCTTTGAATGTAGACCGTGTATGGGTCAATGGTGCTGATGAGATTACAGGACTTGCTGCACACAATGGCTTTCTGTTTATCTTTGGTAAGCGTCAGATTCTGATTTATCAAAATGCAACTACGCCAGCTTCAATGCAATTGAGTGACACTGTTGAGGGCATTGGTTGTATTGCAAGGGATAGCATTCAGACTACCAGCACTGATGTGTTGTTCCTGTCCAACTCTGGTGTTCGTTCTTTGATGAGAACAATTCAAGAGAAGTCTTCTCCTGAACGTGATTTGTCTAAGAATGTGCGTAATGATTTAATGAGTGCTGTTGCTGCTGAAACTGCATCAAATATTAAAGCTATATATTCTGAAACAAATGCACTTTACTTGTTAAATCTTCCAGTATCAAAATATGTTTACGCATTTGATACAAAAGGAATCATGCAAGATGGTTCTTCTAGGTCAACGATTTGGGACAGTATTGAGCCAACATCTTTTTGTGCAAGACGTAATGGTGATTTGTTGATTGGAAAGAATGGGTATGTTGGAAAATACGGCACATACTTGGATGATGCAACCTCCTATAGATTGGCATACTATACAAATAATTCTGACCTTGGTGATATAAATGTCACTTCTATTTTGAAGAAGATAAAGGTTATTGTTGTTGGTGGTTCTAATCAATTGGTAACATTAAAGTGGGGATATGACTTCACAGGAAGTTATTACTCTGCACAAGTAAATATACCTAGTCAAACAACTGCCGAATATGGTACTGCTGAATATGGTGCAAATGCTACAGTAGTAGCGTATTACACTTCTGGAGTTGCATTAACAACAATAGAAACAAATGCAAGCAGTAAGGGGAAAATTGTTCAAATAGGGGTTGAGATAGATATAAACAACAGTCAGTTATCCATTCAAAAGATTGAACTTCAAGCCAAAAATGGCAAGATTGCATAAGGGAAAAAATGTCAAACTATACACAAACAACAAATTTTGCAACCAAGGATGCACTTGCATCTGGTAATCCTTTAAAAGTTGTTAAGGGAACTGAGATTAATGTTGAGTTTGCAAATATTGCAACTGCTGTAGCAACTAAAGCAGATTCGGCTAGTCCTACCTTTACTGGTACGGTGACAATTCCTACGTTGGCTGTTACTGGTACATCAACACTAACAGGTGTAGTAACCTTAACTTCTCAACCAATTTTATCTAGCTTGACAGCTTCTAAGGCTGTATTTACAGACGCATCTAAAGGCTTGGTGAGTACAAGTACTTTGGGGGCAGATCAAGGAGGTACAGGGGTTGCAAACAATGTGGCAATGACTGTCACGGGTTCTGGTAACTTTGCTTACACTCGAACTTTGACAGGGGCAACAAACGTCACATTTCCCACAACAGGAACTTTGTCTACACTTGCAGGAACAGAGACTTTCACCAACAAAACTTTAACTAGCCCCGTAATAAGCGGCACTCCAACGGGTGTTGGTGTTCTTACTTCTAGTACTGCGATTGCATCTACCAGCGGCACAAACATTGACTTTACTTCTATCCCGTCATGGGTGAAGCGTTTGACGGTCATTTTTAACGGAGTCAGTCTTAGCGGAACAGCTAATTTAATGGTTAGAGTTGGAACTTCTAGTGGTTTTGAAACAAGCGGATACACGGGAACAGTGTTAGGCAACGGAACACAAGAACAATGGGCAAGCGGCGGCTATCAAGTTACTCGTACAGGACAATCATCTTCAACATATTCTGGTTCTTTAGTTTTGTTTAATGTTTCTGGGGATATTTGGATTGCTTCGGCAACAATGGCAGACGGTACAAATGCTTTTGCTGGTTTGGCTGCGGGTACAAAAACTCTTGCTGGATTATTAACTCAAGTTCGGATTACTACCACCAACGGCACAGACACCTTTGACGCTGGCTCAATTAACATCCTTTTTGAGTAAACATCATGACACACAGAATCGTAGTAAACGTAGAGACAGGCGTAGTCACTCAAGTTGAGTACACCGCTGAAGAACAAGCAGTGCATGATGCGGCAGTAGCGGCACAAGCACTTGCAGAGGCGGCAGCCATTCAACAAGAACAAACAAATGAATCAGCCTGAAATCATACAATCTACTGTCACTGTAGTTGACGGTAAGCTGTTTGACATTGAGAACTTTGATGATTTAAGTCTTGAACATTGGGTTTGTTTTAATGACAAGAAACCCGTTTTCAATACAGTTTATTTAGACAATTTGAGGGTTGTGATTGCCAAAGATGATGACCAATCAATTGGTTATGTTTTCTACGGGTTGTTTAAGAGTCCATATTATGATGAAACTTGGTGTCAAGTTGATATGTTTTTTTTAAAGCCTGAGTATAGAAAGCAAGGGATTGGCAAGGAAATGTTTGACTTGGTTGAGAAGATTGCAAAGGAAAATGGTTGTAAGAGGTTGATTGCAAGCTATAACCTTAAAGAATCATTAGAAGTGTTTTATAAAAAATTTGGTTTTAATGCTACTCATGTAGCAGTCGCAAAGGAGATTTGATATGCCATTTACAGCAGCATTAGTAATGGGAGGAGCATCACTATTAGGTGGCGCAATGCAGGGAGAGTCCGCAAAACAAGCGGCTGGTACTTCTTCCAGAGCACAAATTAGGGCAGCACAAATTGCAGCAGATGCGGCAAGGTTTCGTCCTGTTGGCATAACCACTCGTTACGGTACATCAAACTTTCAGACTGATGCTGACGGTAATGTAATTGGTGCTGGTTACAACGTCAGTCCTGAGTTAAGGGCTTACCAAGACCGTCTACAGGCTCTTACAGGCGGTGCATTGACTCAGGCTGAGATGGCGCAGCAACAATACGCTCCGCTTCAGCAAAGCGCACAAGGACTGTTTGGCTTGGGTCAGCAGTATCTGCAACAGACTCCTCAGCAGGTTGCGGCTCAATATATGCAACAGCAACAGGACTTGCTTGCTCCTAGCCGTGAACGATCAATGGCTCAATTGCAGAATCAGTTGTATCAGCAGGGTCGTGGTGGTTTGTCTGTTGGTGCTACAGGTATGCGTCCTAGCGGTGCGGCTGGCTTTGGTGCTGCCTCTCCTGAGATGGAAGCGTACTACAACGCTATGGCTCAACAAGATGCTCAGTTGGCGGCTAATGCTCAACAGGCTGGTCAACAGAATGTTGCGTTTGGTGCTGGATTGTTGGGTAGTGGTTCTCAGTTGATGAGTCAGTACCAATCTGGTCAAGTCGGTGCATTGAACCCGTTTACAACGTATTTGGGTGCTGGTTCTACTCTTGAGCAACTTGGACAACAGCCTTTGGAAATGGGTTCTTTATTGGGTGGTAGAGCCGCTAGTGCTGGTGCTAATGTTGGTCAAGCGTTACTTACTGGCGGTATGGGTGCAGCTAGAGCGCAACAAGCAGGTGCATACAACCCATTTGCTACTGCTCTAAGTGGTCTTGCAAACAATCAGCAATTTGGTCAAGGTGTTGCAAATGCCTACGACAAATATTTTGGTGGTGGTGGTGGCATGAATGAACAAGAAGCTCTAAATATGGCAAAAGTTTGGGAAGCTTCATATAACGCTAATAAACCAAATCCGTTTTTTGGATATTACGGAAAACCTTAAGGAACAATCATGGCAGAAACAAACAATTATCAATATAATACAACTGAGGATAAATATTTCAATGAATGGGCGAATTCCGGAGAAGACAGTAACCAACTTTTCCCAAATTGGCTGTATAATAATTACCCTGAAGAAGCTAACAAAAGAGCAGCGGAAAGGGCTTTCCCTGCTATTAATTACAAACCTGAAGTTTTTGAAAGTAGTCTTAAACCTACCTATTCCTCATTAGAAGATTATTATAAGAAAAAGAACATTACACCTTTACCACCTTACATTAAACCTGATTCTACTGAGATTGATGCGTTTTTAAATTCCTTATCTGCACCCAAAGCACCACCACCAGCAGCACCAGCACTAACAGAATTCAAATGGCAACGATTATGGGTGGATGACCCGAGTAATTTTGAATCTTCTCCTAATTTAGAAATTGATCCAAAATTTAATGCACCAGCACCAACATCAGTTGTTCAAGGAATGTTTCCTGAAGTAGAAGCCATGCAACGTGCTTTGTACCAACAAAAGCAAAATGAAGCAATGCAAGCACAAGCAATGCAATTTGCACGGCTATCTCCCATGCAACAGGCGCAATACAGCCTGTATATGGGTGGTCAACAGTTGGGTGGTGCTATTGGTGGTGCTTTGGGTGCAAAAGACCCACAGATGCAGATGATTAGTTTGCAAAATCAAATGCTTAGAATGGTTGACCCGAATAAGCCTGAGACTTATGACAGGGCAA